ATAGGTCCAAATTACATTAGCAGCCTTAGAAGAATCCCTATCAACATGAATGAAGGTGTCTGCAATACCTATTCTGTTTAAACCTACTTTTAATAATGCTGTTACTATAATATGTCTTGCTGCACTATTCGTGCATGCTATATCTGCCGCTAAACCTTTTGTATGACTTGAGTCAGAAACCCCACCAACCTTACGATTATGAGCTTCCGACCTGTAGCCACTTGTTATTCTAAATGGTATATCACATAGAGAGCGTGCTTGGTCAAGCCTACTTAAAAACTCCTTATCCATAATTTCGCCACTTCCCACCAAATCAGGACTATCAAACTCAGAAAGTTTAAAATACTTCATAAAATTTTACCTAATAACATACTTGTTAAAACCATTATAAGCATCCAAAAAACACCGAACTGAAACATATCCCAAGTCGTTCCGTTCTTCTTTTCGTGTAGCCATAGCTTTAATTCTATAAACTTAAATAGTATTTTATCTGTTAGCTTTCTCATTTATTTTCTTTTTTACAAGGTAATATAATTCTTTTCCTAATAGTCCAAAGAAACCACCGACAAGACCAACCATTGCTGCTTGTGCTACTCCCATTAATGATATAGTTGAAAGGGCAGTAAAAGTAAAGCCGCTTATGAATGATATTTTATTGTCAAGTCCCATAGTTTAAATAGGGGTTTTTACACCCCTTTTATTTAGTATGTAAATGCAAATTGAAATATTTTATAGCTTCCTATTTTTTGTGCAAATAAGTAGCCTCCCTGATAAGATATTTCAATATTTGCTTCTGTTCCTACTATTTCAGGGTCGCTTGTTGGTATGCTAAATGTACTTACTAATGTGGGGCTTGTAAAATCAAAAGCTGCATTATTCTGAAATATTTTTATTTGACTATTTAAAGAATCCCAATGAAGTAAATGCTGACCCCCATTTATAGACGCCCCATTAAAATTAATACTACCACTTGCACCCGCAGATTGATAAGAAGTTAAACTGTAAGTGGTTTGAGGTGATGCACCATAAGTACTAAGGTCGTTTGGTGTATTTAATTGAACTTTAAGTAAAGCATTATTTCCAAAGAAAATTAAATATTCCCCACCTTGTACTGCATAATGACATTGACCAAACATAGGCCAACTACCATAAAATGTTCCACCGCCGTTTGGCACCCAAGCCACTGCTCCGTCGGTTCCTCTTGCCCTTATATATGTGTTGTCTCGCCCCATTATTTGCAATCCATTAAATGTGAATATAATATCACCTATAGCTCCTGAGCCTGTTGAGAAAGCACCTCCAAAAACACCGCTTGTAGATAAAGTTGTTATGTCATAAGGAGTAGTCATTTGATACTGAATCCATCTCGTTCTAAAATTAGGAACTGAGAAGGTGTCTTGATAATATACACTTAAACCGTCATACCCAAAAAAAGGAATTGTGTTTCTTATAAAAGACCTACTTCCAACAAGACTAACTCCTGTAGGAACTCCAATAGGTTCAATATCACCACCACCACCACTACCACCAACTAATAATTGATTTCCACCTATAGCCATAATTATATATTTATGTCAAATAATACAACTGCTTTTTTAGAATTTAAAGCATTTATTTCTGCTTCTATTGTATCACTTTTAGTTCTTAATGCTGCTCTTTCGCCTCTTACATCGGCAGGTGTAGCTTCTCCGCTATCTGCCTCACGAATAATATACCAATCTGTTAAACTTAGTTTTGCAGAAGCAAAAGATTTTAATTCGCTTATTTTATTAGCTTTTAAATCCGCTAAAGTTTCTTTAATTGGCTTATCAATTACATCGTATGTATAAACATCGCCGTCTAAATGTAAGTTTGTTAATTCTTCAATTCTATGGTCGTATGTAGGTTGCACTACATCTTTAAAACCTAAATGATAGCCATCTCCACAAGATAAATGAGTTCCTTTTTCATCTGTCCAAGTTTTTGGTAACTTGCTAAATGTTTTTATTTCTCCGTTTACTAATATTGCTTTCATTTTTTATTAACTTAATTGATTAATTGAATAAAGATATACTGAACCCGTATATGCTATTTGAACTACGTTTACCTCACCATCTACCCAAGCACCACTACCCATAGTATATCCTGATGGAAATGTAGGAGCATCACCCGCCATATAGCAAAGTTTAATATCTCCTGTAACTGCATTAGAGAAAGTTAAAGTTGTAGCACCACTTATAGTTTTAGTGAATACTGTAGCTGTTGAAAAGTCTAAATTATTTGACCCACTTGCTAAAACAACTCCTTCTGTGTATTGTGCTCCTAATTTAGCGTCAGTAATTACGTCATTTGCAATAGTTAATGCAGTTGCTCCCGTTACATCACCCGTGTGGGTTGCATTAGGTGCGGAGTTAGTTACTGTTACCGCTCCTGTAGTTTGGTCTACAGAAATACCTGTTCCTGCGTTTACCGAATTAACGTCTCCTGCATCATCTGCATAGAGTTCTGTAAAGTTGTCATTTACTTTATCAAATGCGGTTCTTAATGGGTCTCCTGTACCATCATTAGCAACCGTTCCGATATTAATTGTTTGTTGTGCCATTTTTTGATTGTTTAATTATTATTTTTAATATTTAGTTTGGTCTGCTGTTATGTTTGAATTGTCAGCCATTAATAATGTAGTATCTACTCGTAAGAAACTACCATCTGCATCTGTTGGGTACCACATACCCCAATAGTTGTCTTCATCTGTATTTCCAAACCAACTACTTTGGTAACTTATCCCCCAATTTATGCTGTTTGCCATCTTTGTTAATTTGTTTTAAGTAAGCTTCGAGCTTTATTATATTACTGCTTTTTGGCTTATATGTTTTAATTTCCTTTTTATCTACAGAACCCATGAATGAAAGTTTACATCTTTATCAGGGTACATCTCCCCATTAGTACTTTGATTGTACTCAGGGAATAAGTTGTTATAGAAATTCATATAATCAACAAATCTCCTCGTATAAAACTCTGCAGTCTCAGTAACCTTATTTAACATCATGTTCATTTCTTCAAGCGAAATAGTTTCCGAGTTCTCTGAACGATGCTTGTAAACCCCTCCGTTGCTGATCTGATACATCGCAAAAGGAAGGTAGTTACTTTGAGTAAACCATATAAGCATAGGCTTGACATAATCATCCAATAAGTTCTTATAGTCTGTGTTACCTGCATCAGATATAGTTCCATTTAATATTAAAGTCTGTAATTTATTGTATAGCTTTCCACCTAAGTAATTCTGAATATGCGTATCTTGAGCTACCTCGATGAATTGTATTATTTTATCATTATCCACATTTCCATCAATAATGGACTTGCGTTTAAGTTCTTCTAATCCTATAAATAGAGCTTTGTTTGCCATATTAATTATTTTTTAGTGTTTGGATAAGCTCCCCCATTCTTCATGTCAGAAGGTCTTACAGATACTTCTTTTGGGTTAGTAGGTTCAACAAATCCTTCTTGTTTGGCATCTGAAGCTTCTACTTCTGTATCTGCTCCAACTTTCTTCTTATAAACTCTTCTCTCCCAAAGATGTTTGCAGTTTTTACCGCCCTTGTAAAGAAACAGACTATAGTTTTGCTTCTTATGACCAAGCTCTTTGTTAGCTCCCTTAAAAGACATCATTCCAATATCTTCTTTTCTAAAGACAACCTTCTTACTTGTTAGAGCCTCCATCTTTCTACAGAACTCTCTGCTACCTGCACTATTTCTTACAGGACCATAAGCATACCTTACTTTGAATCCTGCATTATCTTGCTTAGAGTCTTTGTTAGGGTTGGCATCATCTTTAGACACCTTAGCTAAACTTGTTTTAAGCTCCTCTAAGGAAGTTTCTGTTCCGTCTAATAGTTGACTATCAACCAACTCCCATTCATCGCTTACAACCTCTCCTAAATCTTCTAATTGCTCAAGCAAATCATCACCATCCTCATCAGAGAAGTCATTTAATTCAACCTCTTCTTGAGATGATAAGTTCTGTGTTTGTTTCTCACCTGTCTCTTCTTCTTTTCTTACTTTAGTAGATATGTTATCTAACTCCGTAAACTCAATAGGTTGTAGAGTAATAAAGTATAGGTTTAAGAATATTCCGTTGAAATTAAGTATCTCATTAAAGCCATCTATTAAAGACTGCTGAAATGGTCTAATAACAACATTATCCATGATGATAGAAGCCGTTCTAAGCTCCTCTGCATTGTTACCAAAACCTGTGTTATCCTTAATACCCATTAAGATAGGCGAAACAATCCTATGCCCCATCATGATCTTTTCTCTACTCTCTGTAGATAA